ATAAAATACTAAATCCAGAGGTCCGACTCCAAAGATTGTAGATGCCTTTGTAAATACATTTTGGTCCTCTGTAGCCTCTGCGTCAACGAATACTACAATACTGTCGGTATCAACCTCATTATTTGTTAGCTGAACTCTAAGAACACCATCGGCGTCTATGATAAAGCCTTCCCTTTGGAAACTGGTTAGCATTTGTCCTTCAAAGATATCTACATTTTCTGCAGTGTATTGACCAACTCCAACTCTTTTCGCGACATATACTTGGTCAGTAACAAATGTATATGTTTCACCTTGATATGTTGCTGTAAATTGAGTATATTGTGGAATTGTTACAGTAGCATCAGTAAGTGTTGGATCTGTAACTTGTACTGTTACAGTTGCCTTAGCAGACTTCCGAGATCTTGGAAGATAATTTAATTCCTTTGCATGAGAAACTATACTATTTTTAAGTACAGCTGAATCAAGGAACATTTCATTAATCGCCATATTAGTATAGAAATTATTTTGAAACGAGTTAAAAGCAAGAACATCAAGCATAGCTGATAGGTTACTACCTTCAAAGTTATAGTCTTTAAATTGCGTCTGCGTCTTTAAATATGTTTTAAGTTGACTTTTAATACTATCAAAGTCAAGTTCTGTAATTGGGGTTTTTGGATTGGCCATTTTTATCTTGTCCTGTCTAAAATAACGTCTAACTGAATAGGTTGTTCTTCGTTTCGCACCGAAAATAATACACTAATATTTACGTGTGTATCGTCTAAGCCTGCAATCACACGCACATCTATAAGTTCTGCTCTTGGTTCATATATCTCTATGGTATCAACAATATTTTCTTCCATAAGTTTTAATGTGCCAGGAGTCATTTGTTCAAATAACAATTGTCTAATGCCACCACCTATATTTGGCTGCATGAGTCTTTCGCCTGGGTCAGTTAACATTAGATTTTTAATCGACTGTTTTACTGCATCTTCGTCTTTCATTAATGCTAAGTCTTTCGATATAGGACTGACACGCAGGTCTTTATGAAAGTCTGAATATAAATTGACCTTTTTCGTTCTGGGTGTGAAAACATCTACTGTCATTGTCCTGGTATCTCTCTTATGTCTAGGTGAATGGATTTATCATATTCTTTTGCGAATTTAAATCCATTTTTAAGTGCCGATGCTATAAACGCCTCAACATCTGGCATATCCTTCTTAATATCTACGACCAATCCACTTAAATGCGCGTTGTTTTCATTGCCTTTCATTTTCTTATTATAAGCTTTACTGGTCCAACCATAATTAATGGTAAACGTACCACCTAATTCTTTATGAACTCTCATTAAATAAACTTTAACATCAAGGTCGATTCTTGTATATCCGTAGATACCAACTCCTTCCTTTTCGTCCATCCAATCGCCTTCAAGTTTTATCTTATCATTTGCACCCGAGAAAACTTGACCACAAGGTGGAAGATCGCCATATTCAGCAGCTGTTGGTTCTGGCACATTTGTCGGCGCATTGCCTGACGGAGTAAAATTACCGCCTCCAGGGTCAGTCCAACGTGCCTCTAATCTATTTATTTTATCTTTCCGAACAGCTGGAGAATATCTTATGGCTCCTGCTCTTATTGCGGTAGATGTATTAATATTTGAAATGGTTTTAAGTCTATTTGTAATTGTGGTAAATCGTAATGTATAATCATCCAAAGGCTTTTTAATGTCTCGAACCAACGCTTCCATATTAGAAACCAAGGCACAGAAACGAGCAATCATCATTTGAATAGCTTCCAAGTTAGGGCTTTCAAATAAACTGACAGCATAGTCAATTAATGCAAGTATTTTTTCTTTAAATGTCTTTTTATTTTCCTTAGTAAAGAAAGCACAGGCTTGTTCCTTGGCTGTCATTACAGGTTTTGCTATATTTTTATTATAAAAGGTTTCTATATCACCTATTATATCAGTAATACTAAAGTTTTCTAATGCGTCCTGAACTTCCTGAATAATATCATCAATTACATCTTCAACTTTCTTTTTAAGTTCTTCTATAAGTTGTTTGACAAGTTTCTTTTCTGCTTCCTTCGCAAAGAATTTATAAGATCTGATTTTTCTAATAGTTTCTAGTGTATCTGATATCGCGGCATCAATTTGGCCAACCAAATTAAAGAAGGCATCAATTTGTCCAAAGATTTGTGGCATTAATGCACAGAAACCACCTAGTCCACTTTGGTCAAATGTATCAGCATAGTATGAATCTAATGATCTAGCAAGTTTTGTTAAATCACTATTTAAAACACCAGTTGGTGTATAGTTATAGACCCTTGTAAAATCTGCAAATTCTATAAGTGTAATATTACCGGATGACCATCTTCTGTCTAAGGAAGGATAATCACTATTAGTAAGAGTACTTTGTAATGAGTTTATATAATCACTTGCTTTATATAAATCGTCACCGTATTGATTATATAGAATGCCAATAGGATTATCTTCCTTATCTGATTCCATATTTTCAATTAATTGCTGTGCAAAAACATCAATCTGATTTAACGTATATTCGCCTTTATCATTTGAATTAACTCCAGCGGCAAGGCCGAGTTTATTCATTGTGATTTGGTCGGTTACATCAATGCAATTTGAAGTTGCCATTAGAATAATATCTCCTTAATTTTACTAATAATATCAGTTGCTTCATCTTCAATAGGAGAAACAAAACCAGCAGCCCAACCCATTGCAAAATAACCACCCGGCATTATGTTAGTAGATTTGGATGGTGGTTCTGGCATTTTGGTTTGAGAGCCAGCAAATAATGCAGGGATTGCAAAATTTAATTCTGGTAAAGTAAAGAATAAACCTGAAGGTATATTTAATGGAGGTGTTCTTCCAGGACCAGGAGCACAAGGACTTCCCGGCGATGTACTAATTGGCAATGGAGCACCCAATGTTGCAAAATCTCCTCTGAGAGAAGATACAGCAGTAGCTTGTATTACACCAATGGATTTAACAAGTGGTGTATCAATGGTTGTGTTACCAATACCCCAAATATTAAAGCCTTTAAAGCCAACATTAAAATTAATATCATTACTACTTGCAGTTAAATCATTAATACACGTAAGTTTCATTCCAAGGGTTGAATATAGTTCCATGTCAAGTAACGATGTAATATTTACATTTTGCCCTGTGACAATAACTTGCTCACCCCCGTCAGCAACAATACTTTCTTTGCCGAAGAGATTTAATACACCTACATTAGCATCAATCTTAACATCACCGCCTCGGATTTGAACTTGTTCACCACCATTTAGATTCATTTGGCCTCCGACACCAAATTCGGCGTTACCATGCACAAGCATACGATAGTCGCCTTCTATCTCTTCTGTCTTGTTACCTTTCACATACACATGCGCGTTACCATTGACCGTCACTGTCGAATGACCAGACGACTCATGCTTTGTGCCAATGTTAATCTCATATCTGTCTGCTTCAGCACGTTCGGTTACTGTACCTTTGGAATCAATTTGAATATATGCACCAGATTTATGGTTAATCATAATTCGCTCACCACCTGGCGAATCATCCAATTCAATACTATGTGAGGCTGTTTCTATTACTCTATTATATGGATATTTTGCAGCGTATGCAGAACCAGGTTCAGCCCAAGTATCAGTTTCACCTCCAACCTTTTGGTCGTGAACTCTATTTAATTCCTGAGTAGGAATATAAGTCTCAAGTAAGGATTCACCAGTCGCCAATCTAGATTGTTGTGGCAGACCTATGTCTTGTGGAGTCATTCCTTTTGCTTGAACCTTTCCATCTTTTTCTGGAATTACACCCCAACCTGCTTTGGCAGGGTCATGTTCTTGTACATATTGTGAAGGAATTAAACCTAAAATCATTGGGTGTTGAGCATTGCGACCATCCATAAACACTCCCCAAACAAAAGAATTTAGCGGGGGTGGGGGATTATTCGGGTCATAGTTTCCCTGTACACAAATTGCCCAAGGTAGATCTGGAGTTTCGATTTCTTTATTTGTACCGTGTGTACCAAACGCACGAACTTGTACACGTCCTTCGTGTCTTTTATCTTCGATGTTTTCAACAACACCGACAAAGAATAGAGGATTAGTTAAGCCTGCAGTATCCATTATTGTGTATTTCCATATTTTATAAGAGTTAGTTGTGAACTCAATGTATTATCTTTCACTACATGCATGACTGAATGCACAAGATATTTTCCACCCAATTGTTTATTTAATTTGGTTTTAACATCTGTTATTGAGACTTCTGGCATAATTACAGCCACTACATGTCCAGCTTGGATATCGAGTCTGCCCTTTATTGAGGCAGAAACCTTTGATGAATTTAAATGATGTTTATATGCAACTCTATTAGACACAATTTCTGAATAAAATTGGTCACCACGAACTATTCTATCCTTCGCCTCAGTTTCGATATGACCAGGGCCAGAGTAATCACGGAACACCATAAATTGTCTTGCGTTCTTTTCTGTAAAAGTTTTCTTGATAAAGTCTTCTGAATGCACATCATCTTTTAATGCTGATTTACCTGCACCAGTAAAATAATTTACATTATCTAAATAGTTAAATGTTCTAAAATCTACTTTATGTTGGAGTAAATCAATCTCTACAACCTTATTTGCATAACCACCAGAATATAAATCTTCTCCAGTGTTTACCCTTCTCATTTGACTAATGCTTTCCAGATTCTTTAGCTGGTCAAAGGCCTCTATAGGATTCTTTGATACAACAGGAAAATAATATAAAGGTTTAATTTGGTCGGGATTGGTTTTAGCTTTTTCCATTAAAAATTCATCTGTCACAAAATAATACCCATCAAAATTTTCAAAAAATCTGTACGAATTACTTGCACTTTGTTTACTAAATGATTTACCCGCAACAAATTCCAAAGCTTTTGATGGTCTATAATTTGGAATAATTAACTGTAAATTGCCGTCCGAGCCTTGTGTGTAAAATCGTCTGCCTTTATCAGCTGATATTTTAAATTTTTTGGCTTTAAAATCTATCGGTAATTTTTCTCCCAATAGATCATTTTTAGGATTGACCTTCTCTATTTTACTATAATATCTTTTAAAAATATCTTCTGCAATTTGGCCACCAGTTTTATCTCTAAAAGCCTCTGTAATCTTTTGTAGTTCTGCATTATAACTTGTCTGGGAAATAAAGTGTATGGTATATGATAATGAACCACCATCATCACTTCTATTAATGTTATCAATTTTGTATAATTGCGTTTTAAGTTTTAGTACTGTATTAAACCCTAATGCCTTCACGACAATTGCAATTTCTTCCTCACCGAACAACCCAAAATTTTCCAAAACACCCACACCGTCCAATATTTGTAATTGACCTTTATATGATATTGATTCGATTGACTGATTAAAACTAAATTCTGCTATTAATGCGGTAATATTCTTAGTATCACCATTAGGTTTTCTTATTATCGCTTCTTCAATTTGACAAGCTGATGGATTAAAACCTTCCATATTCTATTATTCCGCTTCTATACTATTGAGAAAAGAGGTGGTAATTTGACCTACGAATGCTTTATCGAATAAGAATATTTCCTTTTTCTTTTCGTTTAGTGCAATCTCGTAATCATAAATTCTATAAGGTTTCCATTCCTCTGGAATAATACGTTTAATAATAATTTTTGCTCCACGCTCTGTTCTCATAATAACACGGTCTTCTCTACGAAGATAAATCGTCTGAAACGATTCCGGTGCCAATATGATATCATCTATAGCTGCCATTTGTTATACCTGCCTTACG